ATGAATGAATTACAAAGATTTACGGACGACCAAAGACTGCACACATTCCAACGCATTTGTGATGATGTGGCAAACGGTGTTTTGGTAACGGTCGCACTGGAACAGAACGGAGTAACAAGTTACTCGACGTTTCAGTATTGGATTAACCAAGACCCTAGCCTTAGGATGCTTTGGGAAGACACGCAACGAATGCGTGAAACATTCCTATTTGACGAGGCTATACGAATCGCTTACAGCGATAGCCCGAAAACGATTAAAGAATATCGAGGCGGTGAGCTTATCAAAACAACCGTTAAGGATTCAGCAGAAGACAGAAGACTAAAAATTAATACAATCAAATGGGCTTTGTCTAAGATGAACCCAGCCAAGTATGGCGAGAAAGTAATTGTTGAACCTGATACAAGTAAGCAGATAACGAGCATACAGATATTGGGATTTGATGAAATTACAGATTAAGGGATTACCGCATCAACAAAAATTTTTGCTGAGCACTGCAAACCACACCGCACTTATTGGCGGTTATGGTGCTGGAAAAACCCACGCTGGAGTAATGAAGACCATCTTTAAAAAGTTGCAGTACAACGGGCTAGATGTTGCTTATTATCTGCCAACATACGCACTTATCAAAGATATTGCCCTGCCAAAGTTCAGCGCATTGCTTACAGAATGGGGTATTAAATACAAAATCAACAAGCACGACAATACAATTACGACAGATTACGGTAAAATACTACTGCGTAATATGTCCGACCCTAACAAAATTGTGGGTTATGAGGTTGCCTACAGCCTTATAGATGAGGCTGACACCCTGCCAAAGGGCAAAATGGCTGACGTTTTCGTCAGGATTCTAGGGCGTAACAGGTTAAAATTGCCAAACGGTGAGCAGAATTGCGTTGATACGGTGAGCACACCTGAGGGTTTCGGCTGGTTATATGAGTTTTTTGTCAAAGAAGAGACCCCAAACAAGAACGTAATTAGGGCTAAAACGTCAAATAATCCTTTTTTGCCTGAGAATTACGTGCAGATTTTAAGGGAAACATACACTGAATCACAAGTAAATGCATACATCAACGGTGAGTTTGTGAACTTAAACAGCTCTAGTGTATATAAATCATACAATCGTAAGGTAAACAGAAGCCACGAAACGGTGAAAGCTGGTGAAATGCTATACGTTGGACTAGATTTTAACATCACAAATATGAATGCGGTGATACACGTTAAGCGCAAAGGAGAACTTCACGCAGTTGATGAGATAACCAAAGCTTACAACACGCAGGACATTTGCGATATTTTAAAACACAGATACGAAAATCATAAAATAATCATCAACCCCGATTCGAGCGGAGCAGCGAGAAGCACCAGCGGTGCGAGTGACTTTACAATCTTAAGGGGCAACGGGTTTGTTGTCGAATCGTTCCGTAAAAATCCAAACGTTAGCGAACGTGTGAACAGTGTAAACCTAGCTTTTGAAAATGGTACGTACCACGTCAACGATGAAGCTTGCCCCGTGTATGCCGAGGCGTTAGAAAACCAAGTTTACAAAAACGGCTACCCTGATAAAACAGGCGGTTACGACCACGTGACAGAGGCGGCAGGTTATGCAGTTTTCAGACAGTTGTACGGTATGAAATCGCAAGTACTATAAGCATTTACATTTTGGTTTTTGATAGGATATTTAAAATAAAAATATGACACAATCAAAAGGTTGCAGTGCCTGCAAAAGCAGTGAGCCGAGCAACACACAAAAAATAAATATTCTCAAAAACTTTTTTCCATTTCTGAAAAATGAGTTTCGAGAATTAAAAGAAACTGAAATTGAAAGCGAACAAGTTTTTAAAGAATTGTTTCCTGATAACGAAAGCGTTGATTTAGGATTTTTAAAAGCAGTCTTTCAGTTTCAGCAATTAAGCAAAGCAGGAAAATAATTATGAAGCTATCACAAGTAACAGAAAGAATTTATAAAACAAAAAACGACATTCCATATATAAAGCTTTTGGCTTTTGGAAAAGAAGTAAAAGGCAGAGAAACCGACATAGATTTTATTGAGCAAATGGTAAAGAAATATTTCAACACCAGCGATATGGTTAAGTTTCACAAGGCATTAGAGACCGACCCGAAACGAATTAAGTTTAGATACAAGTTTGTAGTTGACTTAAGCATCATCAACGATTACATAGACGCTGAAATATTCCAAGGAGAAAACGACATCGAGGCATTACTTAGAATGTTCGTTAAGCCCAATCACAGGTTTGAGAAAGTTGATGTTCACAAGATTAGCTACGCTGAGGCTGAACACATACTTAAGTCTTTCTCACCAGCTTATTAAGCATCAAAGAGCAATACCCATACATCTATAACCCACCTGTAATTTATCAACCAGCAGAAGAGGAAACGCAAGGATTGTATGAGCGTAAAGCGTTTAATGAGCATTACGGAGCATATACAGAAATGTTCTATATGATTTGCAAAGGTGACTTAAGCAAAGTCAAAGAGGTTGAGCAATGGAAGACGACCGACTTTTTATTTTGGGCTGAATACCTAATGAGAAAGCGAACGGTTGAAAACATAAAATAAAGAAGTACTAACACTTAAAAATTAAATGAATGAAATATATATCATAAATGATTGGCTTATAAAAGAGTTTCAAAAGAACGTATTGGTTAACACAATTTCAACGTTGCCGACGCTTCAAATTGATACAAACATTTCAAATATCTATCCGCTGGTAAACTTGGATTTGCTCGACACGGATATTACAGAAAGCCAAATTTCTGCAAACTATCGCATTACTATAGTTCAACAACGTGACACCAAAGCACAGGTAACCGATAACAAATTATTGGTTGATACGAACTACATCGACAACGTAAACGAAACGCATTCAATCGCACATAAGCTACTTAACAAACTGCTTAGAGACCACAACGATTTGAACATCGAAATACTTTCACAATCAACGCTAAGACAATTAAAAGACTGGTCACGCAACAGCCTAGACGGTGTACAATTTGAATTAGAGTTATCAATCCCTAATGCTGGTACTATATGCTAACCACAGAAGAGATAAGAAAGATAGCCCAGCAGATTGTGGACAAATCCAAATCGACCGCACACGTTGACCAAGGAACGCTTAAACGTTCCATTAGCTACACGGTTGACAAAGGCAAGTACATTTTTAGACAGATGTATTACGGGTTTTACGGTGAGGACAACCCAAGCGGTATTAACTCACAGCTGGAAGAGAACGCACGCAAGATGATGCCCGCAGGTGTTGATTATCAAGTCGTGGGTACGGACTTCGACGGCAAGACCGTTAAAACAACAAAATTAAAAAGCGGACGCAAGCTGGTTAAGTCGCCAACACCCGCAAGCAATAAGCAAACAACTTCAAATCTTAAGAGGTTGATTGAAACAGTCAAAAGAAACCGAGCAAAAAACGATGGCGATTCAGAGAACAAGAAGAACTAAGGAGCAGATACAGACCGACAAGATTATCAAAGAGGAACTTTTAAAGCTTGGTGAAATCATCTATGAAGAAGCAAAAAGAAACTCTAGGGTTGCACAGGATATTTACTACACGACCGACAGAGTACAGCCAGCAGGAACGCTAAACAAAGCAGGGGGAACGCTAAGAGATTCGATAAACTACAGAGTACAGGGCGATACAACGCTATTGCTTGGACAAGTTTATTACGGAGCGTACCAACATCCCAACGAATTGCTGGAAAGCGTTGACAGACACACGCCCGACGCAACAAAAGCAATCATTCAAACCATAACAGAAAAGATATTACAACCAATTACAACTAATGTATGATTTAACAAGTGAAGACAGAACACCAATAGACACACCCGATAAGATACAATTCTGCAACAGTCCAATTCACATACGACAAACAGCAGTAAACAGCGGGAACGTATTAAAGAAAGTAACGCATTATTTATGGATTTGGAACACCGACCAAAACAAAGACCTTGGCGAACCTAACCATATAATTGCGAAAGAACTTGTAAGCCATTATGACGACTACATCAACGTAAATATTGCCGACCTTATAAAGGCTTGGCTTGTCAGTCCTGAGAATGCAAGAAATACAAACCAGCCACAATTTGCTTGGAACACGTACAGCTTACCAGCACAAACAGGGCAAGGCGTGTTTTACCAAGTGGTTAGCGACGTGTTAGAGCAAGAGCCAGTAACAAACGCAATCGTTGAGACGACAGTTGTAAGCCCTACATATTTTGCAACGCTTGGCTATCGCTGGAACTACGAGCAGAACGCAGGGAGCAACAACGCATTAACACCATACAAGGCTGACCCGTTCGGTCGTGACGTTTACAGATTTTACAACGAATCGATTGACAACTATTTTACCAACTCGTTTAATCTTGGTCAAGAAACTTGGTCGTGTACAACGGCAACGATGATAACGCAAGCCAAGGTAACACCACCAGCAAAACAAAAGTTTTGCGCACGTGACAGTTATTTGATTGTGTTCTTAAACAAGCTGGGCTTATGGGATTCGTTCACGCCATTTGGCAAAACAATAATCTCAACCAAGATTGATACAACCACATCAAACCGAATGTTTAGAGACCCTAGCTACGTCGACAACTCGCAAGTGCATTCGAGCCTTAGAGACAGTGTAAACGTGCTTCAATCCTATACAATCAACACGGGTCACATCGATGAAACGGCAACCCAATTAATCGAAGAGCTGGTTTATAGTCCAAAGGTTTATTTGGTAAGGTTCAAAGGTGATAAAACGACAAGCGCAATAACAGGTATTACGGTCGATAACACATACATAAGCGTTGACAATACGCACATTACAGTTGATAATGATACGGTCGGGGCTGAAAGCATCGGGTACTTTTCAACGTACCAGCAGATACCAGTTATTATAAGCAATCCGCAAGACATCATAAACAAGACAAGACTAAACGATAAAATAAATATTGAGTACACCATCAAATTTGATGAGACCAATAACAAGATGCTAGACATAAAATAAATGCAGGTAGTTACAGAAATTTACATAGCACCGTACAGCGGGTCAACTGACTACATAAAGTTAGACTTGTACAGTGATGAAACAATCAACTTGAAATATACGCTTAAAGATGTTACAGATTTGAGCAGAGTTTTTGCGCCTTATTCTTTGTCGTTCACAATTCCAGCAACGCCAAAGAACAGGCAGGCACTTTTATTTTTCGGTGATACCGATGTACTCAAATCAAATATTACTGGCTCGTTTCCTTGCAAGATTTACACAGATGGAAACTTAAACCTGACGGGAAACTTTACGGTTGAAGACGCTAACTATACAAACAATTCTATTGTTTCAATACAAGGCAGTTTTGAGACCAATTTAAAAAGCCTTAAGGATAGAATGGGAGACGGTCTAATATCTGAGTTAGGGAGCATCTTAACAGGTTCAACTCAATTGCAGTACACGCCAGCAGTTGCCAAGGCTTCGATAGAATCAAAGCAATTGCTTTTAAAAGATTTAGATACCGCCAACGCAGGAACAACCAGCGCAAACGACATCATTATAAATTACATAACACCGCTTGCATCAAACAACCGTGTTTGGTCTTACGACCGCAACAGTGATGTTATTGACAACATAGCTTACACCAGCAATATGACGGGTGCTACGCTTTCACCAATTACAACAAGTGAGTTACGACCAGCAATAAGCTATCGTTCACTTGTTGAAATGATATTCAGAAAGTACGATTTAAAGGTCAACTTGCCACTTCGAAGTGATAAGCTATTCAACGAAATGTATTGCTGGGTTAATGGTTCGTCAGCAGATGAAAAATTAAGCGATTCAAACGTATTGGGTTATATAAATAACTTCAACACGCCATACGCTCAAACAATGTATTTTGATGCGTTGAGTGTAGGTGTTGTTTATCCACCAACACCAGTTGCTGACCCTATCGCAGGTTTTCTAATTGGAGCATTGCCAGTTAAATATACAGCAAGCAACTACACTAGAAACGGGTTTCAGATTGTAAAAATCAATATCGGTGACAAGCCCAGCGGAACGATGCCCGATATTTTCGCATTATCGAGAACAACCAAAAGCATACGATTAAGCGTGCAGTTGACCAATGTTGTAATGCAGAATGTTGGCGGTAAAATCAGCATTTCGTTAAGAAGACCAAGCGGGAACAAAGCACCGTCAGAGTGTGAAGAAATCCTTAAGGCTGAAATTAATATGACAAGCGGTGATAACTGCGTATTTATTGATATTCCCGATACGGCTTTCGACGGCTACACCGAGGGTTACGAACTTTACCCAACGTTTGAGACATATATTTTATTTAAGGCAGACTTGGCAAGCTGGACAGAAACAAACGTCTTTACCCAATACGGTTACGCCAACGATGAAGTAGGTTTTTTGCAGGGTTACAATATCATTACACAGTTATGTTTTACGGATTCAACAGAAAAGGTAAAAGCAAGCGGTGGAATTGATTTAATACAGTCGTTGCCAAAGATGAAAGTTATTGATTTTTTCCAAAGCTTTTTGAAGACATTCAATTTATCAGTTTTCAACCCGATTGTTAACACCAACGAATTGCAGATTTTAAGCATAGAAGACATCAACGAAACCCATAAGATTTACGCTAAAAATGAAGTTGATTATACACCATTTGTCAACGCTCAGAGTCACACAAAATCAGTTGAGGACAAATTCAACAAGTACAACTTTAAGCACGCAACATCTAAGTATAAATCAAATGTTGATTACTTGGCTGGTAATCCTGCGGGTTTGGAATACGGACAAATTACGCAGGACAACCAAAGCGGTAAGATAAACGAATATGCAGTAGTAACCAATTATACGATTATCCCGCCAAGAGGTGTAATTAATACCAACCTGCAAACGTATTACGGATTTACGAACGAATCAGCAGACCAAGAAAACCGATACAAAACAATTAACAACGAGCTGGTTTTATTTGTAAACAACGATTTGAGTTACCTAACCAACAATGTTGAATTAGGTTTCTTAATGAGCGACACAGTAACCGCCCCGTTAAATAGGTATATGCTTATGTTGCCTTGGTTCGTCAATGCAAAGCAAAGCTTAGGTTTCAGCGTCTTGGTTGATGATGTCAGCGGTGACTTAGCCAATACTCAAAAGACCAGTTCATTATATAAGCGATTCTATGAGACGCAAACCGAGCGATTACTTAACGTAAATGTTTTGTCTCACAAGTTTGACTTGTCTTTGCCGAGTTCAGAAATATATGTCAACCCGTCAAGGAGCAACGAACCGCCTACAGGCTTTCGACTACAGAATGATATTATCATAGGTGAAACCCGTTTCAGCATCTTAGATGCAAACATAGATATAACGACAGGTAAAACAAAATTGACCTTGTTGAATTATATCACCAACAGCGACAACGACAAGGAAATCGTACCAACGCCAAACGTTTACAACCCTGACGGCTACGACGCAACACAATACCAAACACTATAACGCAAAAAGAAAAAATATGACTTACAAAAATGGCTTTAACCATAGCACAATTAAAAGATTTAGTAAACACAAACTTAGCAGACAATAGCAATATTGAACCGTCGGAACATAGAGCGGTTGAACTTGCTTTGATTGATTACATAGAAACACTGCAACCAATATCAACAAGCAACTTGCCAGTTAACAGGGGCTATATTACAGCCAACAATGCAGATACGGGCGGGTCAGAGGTCGGCATCGAAGTTGGTGTACAGTTGTCTAGCAGACTGCGCAAAGTTGGAAACGTTACAGCCGTAACGTGTGTATCGAGTTCTAACTCTACAATCTTAACGGTGACGCTTCAAAACGCACACCCCAACAACAACTATGTTGTTAAAAGCTGGTTCGAACTTGTGCCAGTATCAGCAATAACACTGCCTAACACTTCAACAGTTGGTGAACCAGTGTTTAAAATTATCTCAGGTAACCAGTTTCAAGTTGTTTTGCGTGAGTGGGCGAACATAGCACAGGCTTTACGTTGGCATTTTGAAACAATCGGGTACTAATGGCAGAGCAAAACGAGAACTTAGAACAAAATATTAGGTTGCAGTTTGACACGAACGCCAACCAAATACAAAAAGAGGTCGATTCGCTAACCAATTCGATTGACGGAACAACAGAAGCAACAGCCGACAGCAACAAGGAAACGGAAAAAAGTGCTGAAAAGTATAAAAGTCTTAAAGCTCAAATACGTGAAGCTAACAACGAGCTTACAAAAGCAATCCAATTGCACGGTGAAACCTCAGAACAAGCAATTAAAGCGGCCCAAGCCGTTGCAGAATTGCGTGACCAAATGGAATTTGCGGCAGATTTAACGGCAAACTTCAACCCTGACCAAAAATTCAAAGCGTTGGATGCCTCGGCAAAAGTTGCGGCAACTGGTATCAACTTTGCGGCTGGTGCAATCGGTGCGTTTAGTGATGATTCAGAAGAGGCAACAGCGGTATTACAAAAAATGCAGTCGCTTATGGCATTCGCTGAGGGTCTTAAAGGTCTTAGCGATTTAGGTGACCAGTTCGCAATACTTAAATCAACCATCATAGCAGCGACAGCAGTACGAGAAGTTGACACAGCAAGCGAGAAAAAGAACATCATACAAAAAGGATTAAGTGCGGTTGCAACTACAGCCTTAACCGCAGCACAATGGCTTTGGAATGCGGCAATGATGGCAAACCCAATCGGTTTGCTTGTTGCTGGTGTTGCGGCCCTTACTGGTGGTATATGGTTGCTTGTATCTGCAATGAATGCAAGTGAAGAAGCGGAACAGAAACAAATTAAAACGGCTCAGGACAACGAGAAAGCGCAAAAGAAATTGACCGAGGCAAGAAAAGAAAGCCTTAAGGTGCTGGAACGCCAAAACGATTTTGAGTTAGAACTAGCAAAAGCCAGCGGAGCAAGTGCGAAAGAAGTTAACAAGCTTGCTAACGCTCATATCAACGAGGCAAGCGCAATAAGTCAGAAGAACGCAAAGATTGCAAGCCTTAACTTTTTGCGTGAGCGTTCAATCTTGCTAGACTTGAAAGCAAATGATGCCAGCGAAGAGGCAATCAAAGCCCAAAAAGAAGCAATGAAAAACGCTTATGAGGAATTGCAGGACTACAACAAGAAAACCAACGAATTAAAAGATAAGCGTATCGAGTTGAACAATGATTTTATTGTATCTGAAACTCAAAAGGAAACCGATTTAAGAAAGAAAGCGGCCGATGATGCGTTAAAGGCGCAACAGGATGCCAACAAAAAGAAAATCGAAGAGGACAAAAAGCACGCACAAGAAGCCCTAGACCTTAGAAAGAAAAATCTTGAAGAGCTTGCAAAGGCTGAAAAGGACGCATTGCACGCAATCCAAGACAACAACGCCAAGACTGACCAAGAAAAACTAGACCTTAAGAAGCAAAGGGATTTAGAAGAGATTGAAGCACTAAGACAAAAAGGTGTTGATGTCACAAACCTAATGGCTTACAATGCCGAGCAGTATAATACGTTGCAAGCCGAGCTAGACGCAAAAGCCAAAGCCGATGCACTCAAAGCGAATGAAGATTATTTCGCACAACAAGCTGATTTAGCCATTGCCGACGCTGAAAAGCAAAAAGAGATAGCAGACAAAAAACTGGCTCAAAAACAAGCTGAACAGGATTCGTTAAACAACTTGGCGAATGCTGGATTGAATGCGGCCAAAGGATTGTTTGAGAAAAACAAAGGAGTTCAAAAGGGTGTGATAGCCACAGAGGGTGCAATTGCATTGGGTAAGGTTGCAATCAATACCGTTGAAGCGGTTTCGAAAGACAACGCAGCCAGCCCGTTAACGTTCGGTTTGCCTTGGTCAGCGGTGCATATCGCAACGGGGGCATTAGGAGCGGCCAGCATTATAGCCAACACCTCGAAAGCACTTAGTGCAGTTGGTGGCGGTGGTTCAGCTGGAAGTGCCCCAAGTATGCCAGCCAGTCCAACAGGTGGTGGTACAAGAACACAGGCGACAGCTACACCACAGGTCGGGTTTCAAGCAAGTAGTGAGAATCAAATCGCCACAAGCATTGCTAAAAATCAAAGTGAGCAAGCACCATTAAAGGCTTACGTTGTAAGTTCAGAAGTAACGACGCAACAAGCTTTAGATAAAAAGAAAGTTGACGCAAACAGCTTTTAATAAAAACAAGAAACCCGCCTTTTGAGCGGGTTTTTTTATGCTTATGGATTTAGTATTATTTGGATATAAAAAAGGCGTATTTGCTCACTGAGCCAACTAGATTAAGATTTGTAATACTGAGCAAAGCAACATCATTTTTCAATTCTAAGTTTGCCTTGGTATAAGTTTCTTTATCACTTGTAGGAACTTTAAAAAGACCATCGTAAGTACTGTCATTAACGCTAATATCCTTAATTATATCGTTGCTTGCTCCAACACTTATAGTAATTGTTTTAGCTGATTTATCGTAAACGATTTTTGAATTGGCATCAACATTTTTAGATGTTGATATGTCTACATATTCACCAGCATCATTAACGCCTTTTAACGCAGTTATTTTATAGCTAAATGAATTGTCAACCTTAGCGGGTTCGCTATCATCATTTGAACAGCTTGTTAGCGTTGATAGTGCAATGAATGCGCAAAGTATTAATTTTTTCATATCTCAGTTGTTGATTATTTTACACAAATGTACTAACTAATTGTTAACTAAGCAAGTTAATTAAAAAAGTTAATTAATCTAGTTTACTTTTTCTCTTTTCGAAACTATAATATAGTTATGAAAAAGTATGAATTAGTATTTAACAAAGACGAAGAGGGAGTTTTTAAAATTTCACTTGTGAAAGACCCTGCAATCGAATCGACGTTACTTCACTTCAACGCTGTAAAGCCTCAAATCTTACTCTTTACGCAAGACGAAAAACAAATCGTTTACGCACCTGCAATGATTCCTAACAAATTGATTTTTAGAAAGGACGTAAACGGTGAAAACGCACAAGTTTTCTATACGTCCGACACCATCGACCAGTTGCAAAAGAACTACTTCAAAAACGGTCACAATTCAACAACAAATATCAACCACCAAGCAGAAAACACAGCAGGGGTTTATCCTTTCGAGAGTTGGATTGTTCAAGACCCACGAAACGACAAAGCAAACGCAATGGGTTTCGAAGTGCCAGCAGGTACTTGGATGATGGGGTATAAAATCGACAATGAGCAAGTTTGGAATGAGGTTAAAAACGGAAATCTTGACGGGTTGAGCATCGAAGCAAGTCTTGGATTCAAAGAGGTCAACGACAATAACAATTATAACAAGCAGACTATGAACAAAAAAAGCATTATCAAATCAATCGTTGATTTTTTTATGGCAACTGAGGACAAAAAAGAGTTCCAAGCAGGTGATAAAAAGGTCTTTGCAATTGATTTAAACGAGGGCGAAATCTTAACGGATGAAGCAGGCGAACCGCTTTCAAATGCTGAGCTAGAAATTGATTCAAAGATTTATAAAACGGACGATTTAGGTACGATTGTATCAATCGAAGACAAGGAAACCGACGAACCAAAAGAAGACGCACCAGCAGTTGAAGAAATGGCAGACGATGCGCCAGCAGAAGAGCCAAAAGCTGACGAACAGCCAGCAGATGAAGCAGAGCCAAAAGTCGATTTAGAAGCAGAAAATGAGCAATTAAAGAAAGACTTGGCAAAAGCGCAAGAAGACTTAGCAAAACTACAAGCTGAGAAAGTGAAAGCTGAAACAGAGTTAACGCAAATGAAAGCGGAAACGCCAGCAACACAACCAATTAAGAACGTACCAGTTCAAACAATCAAAGCGTATGAGGATATGACCAACTACGAAAAGATGCAACATAACAAGAGCAAATAAATATTAACTAACAAATGGCTATAAATTATGCAGGAGGTAAGAAAAACCCTGATTTAGAAAACATTCAATCTGAATTATACGCAGATTCAAAAACATTTAGAGACCGTACTATCGACATTCAAGAGGGTTTCAAAAGCGGTGCAGACGTTTACGAGAGTAAAGCAACCGTAACAATGAAAGCAGGTTCAACAGATGCAGTAACAGCAGACGGTTCAATCGGCTTATTCGTACAAAAATCACCAGTTTCATTAGTATCAATCGAGTACAGCGACGTTATTGACGATGCGGTATTATTTGGTACAAGATTCGAGGCTTCAATGGCTAAAGGTGCTTTTAACCAAGTATCTGACGAATTCGACAGAAAGGTACTTATCCAAGTTGCCCCAGCAATCGGTGAGGACATCGAAAGCAAATTGTGGAACGGAGCAACTACAGCTACAAAAGCAAGCATTGCAGGTGCTACAGGCTTAACAGCTAGTGTTAAGGCATTGGTTGCGGCTATGCCAACAACATATTTTGATTCATTAACAGTGCGTGCGCTTTGGAATGATTCAAACTCTAAAGTTGTTGCTGGTGCTGGTGTTGCTGACACAGTTAAAATAACTGGTACAACTATCACAGCGGCTAACATTGCAGCTGAGTACTCAAAATTATACGCTGGTGCGCCTGATAAAGTTATCAACGCAACTACAGGAACAGCGAAAATCTTTGCGCCATTGGCACACCGTCAATTAATCAAAATTGCAAACAACACAGTTGGTGCAGCTCAACAAATCAACTTCTTGGTTGAGGGTGCTGGAGCAACAGAAAAAATCTACTACAACGGTGTTGAAATCGAGTTCCACCCATTGGTTGGCTTTATGATTTTAACATTGCCTGAGTACTTAAAAGTACTTGTTGACTTGGCTGGTGATATGTCATTCTTAGAAATCGACAAAATGGCTAACGGAGCGCAAAAAAGATACATCAAAAACAAACAATCAGTTTCAACGTGGGTAACTAACCAAAGATACATCACGATTTACGGATAAACATAACATAAAGATTTTGGCTAGTGTTCAGCACTAGCCCAAGACTTTATACAAGACTAAACAGACAATATAAAAATGGGTTGTACATCAATATCAAAAAGCCGTAAACTAGCTTGTAACTCAGGAATGGGTGGAGTTAAGGCGGTTGGGGTTGCACCTTACGAAAGTTTGAAACGTTTATCAGTGAGCGGTACAGGTGTAACTTCACTTGCAAGTGTTTACAGCGGTTCAACTATCGCAAGATTGGAACTTAAAAATACAACTGTTAACTATTTAGAGACAGCAACAGCGGGCGGTGACAACCGTAGCGTTAGTGTTGTTGGCGATATTCCTTGCGTGTTCAACGTAGCAACAGGGGCAGACTTAGAAACAGCAAATTTAATAAAAGAATTACTTAAGGGTGAGGTTGTTTTATTTATAGAAAAAAATGACGGTACTATCGTGGCGGCTGGTTCTCAGCTTGGCGCACAGGCAATAACAATCACTGACCAAACAGGGGGTGCAATTGCGGACTTGAACGGTTTTACGGTTACGTTCCATACAGAAGAGCCAGACTTTTCAAGAAACTACTTACTGACATCAACCGCTTTGGTTGATTACGCAGCGGCAATTAAGCCATACGTATAAGTAACGAGTTAATAACACAAACTAAGGCAGGCAAATTAAATGCCTGCTTTTTTTATACAACACAATTAAATGAAAGTACTAAGATTAAATACAAGTGAACAATTTAGTTGCATACCTAGAGAATACCCAAATCCAAGCGATACGTTAAGCGTAAAGCTTAAGAATGAATTGACAAACCTAGTAATTGATTTGGTGTTTACTTTCAATTTATCGGACGCATATTTAACTGTAATCGTTGAAGATGTACCAGCCGATTTTGCAACGGGTAATAAGTACGAAATAACTATTACCAACATAACACAACAAGACAAAACGGTCTATTTAGGCAAGCTTTTGATTGTTGATGAGCATACAGATATACAAAATTATGACTACCAAAAACAGTCGAACAGCCGTTTCGAATACTAATAACATCCATTCATTTAGCGCAAACGTGATGATGTCAGCCTATCAGCCTATTGACATCAAACCAAGTTACGGGCGCAAGTGGCTGACCAATGGAACTAACAACGCAAACTATAGAGTTTACAAAGACGCATACGACGACAGCCCAACAAATGCCAGTATTATTAACTCATTCGTAAACTATATCTATGGTGAGGGCTTAGAAGACATCAACGGTCAGAACATCAATAAATACATAAGCGAAGAAGATGTTTTATTGATTTGCCAAGACTACAAAACGTACGGAGGTTATGCAATTCAAATCATTTGGAGCGTTGCAAAGAAGCCTTTAAGAATCGAATACATACCAGTTTACAAATTAGGTGTTAACCTAAACGACAACTACGAAATAGACGGGTTTTGGTATAGCTGGGATTGGTGCAACCAATACAGATACAAGCCTGCATTTTATCCATTATACGACGGAGTTTATAAGGGTGCGGACTTGGAAATACTTTTAGTAAGAAGACCGACACCTGAGCCTTATTTCCCTATTCCTGATTACTTGGCTGGGATTCCTTGGGCTAATGTCGAGGGAAGACTTGCGAACGCAGCGAAGCACCACTTTATCAATGCATTGGGCGTACTTACTGTAATCAACTACAATAACGGGCGTATTCACGAAGACGACGAAGCAAAAGCGCAAGCGCAAAAGGTTAGGGATGATATAACGGGAACGGAAAACCAAAGCAAGGTAATTGTTGCCTTTAACGATGGTATCGAAACAGCCGTAACAGTTGACCAGCTTAGCCCGCCTGAGCTTAACCAGCAAAACGTTTTTTATTCTGAAGAAGCAGAAAGAAAGTTAATCGTTGCACACTCAGCACCGCCAATCTTGTTTGCTGGTTCGACAGCTGGAAACGGTTTTAGCTCAAACGCTGACGAAATCGCAACCGCTACACGTGGTTTGTATCGTGAAAACATCAACCCAATGCGTAAGGTTATCATAAGAGGACTTAACCAAGTGTTTAGCGTAATCGATTCAACTATCGAACTGGATTTTAAAGACTTCGACGAAGAGACAAGACTTGAAAACACCAACAACACAAGCAAAGCCAATTCGACAAACTTAAGCCTATTGCCAACAGACGAAAATAGCGAAGAAGTTGACCAATTTGATGAAGCAACCAAACAAGCACAGGCACAACTTAGGGGTTCAGTAGGTGGTGTTGATTCAATCTTGGCGATACAAGCATCTTATGTGGCTGGTACGACATCATACGCAAGTGCAATCGCAATGCTAAATCTAATTTTTGGATTCAACAGACTGCAAGCGGTGAGGCTTTTAGGAGACCCGCAACCAGCAGAAAATAACGCAAATGAAACACCAATTTCATAATGGCAAAAACCAAAATTCTTATCAAACCCAATACAATAAGTGAAACGGTCGGGTTTGGTGGAAATATCGACATCAACCAATTAACGCCAAGCATTGTAATTGCTCAGACAACCTACTTAAAAAGGATTCTAGGAACTGATTTATACGACAAAATCGAGGCAGATTACAGCGCAGGAACGTTAAGCGGAACTTATGAGACCATTTACACCGATTACGTAATCGATATGCTTTCATTTTTCAGTTGTAGCGTGTATTTGAGCATCAATACAAGCAAAACAACCAACGCAGGCACTTACAAGATAGGCGTTGAGGGTTCACAGAACACGCCAGCCAATGAGCTTACGATACTTGGCAAGACTTACGAATCGATAGCGATTCAATACGAATCAAATTTCTATGAATTCATAAAGAAAAACCCTGTTCCTGAGTACGGAAACAATAACGATACAAAAAATACAACCAATCTTATAGGTTGGTATTAATATGGCACAAAAACACATAAATACTGACATTCCTAACAGCGGAAACGGTGACGCTTTAAGGGATGCATTCAATAAAACAGAAGACAACTTCAACGAATTATACGCAAATAAGGTTGACAAGGTAAGCGGTAAAGGGCTTTCAACAAACGACTACACGACAGCAGACAAAACCAAACTTGACGGCATCCCAGCAGATGCAGAAAAGAACGTACAAGCGGATTTTTTAGTTAATGACCCGTCAAGCGACGCTTATATCAAGAACAAGCCAGCCTTTGTAACTGCTGTTAATTGGGGCGATATTACGGGCGACATCACCAATCAAAGCGATTTGCAAAATGCCTTGGCTGAAAAGACTGATTTTGCCTATGTTGATGGTAAGATAACGCAAACTATTTCTAGCGGTACGACAGACTTTGCACCGTCAGAAGATGCAGTTTTTAATGCTTTGAGCCTTAAACAAGACACAGCTCAAAAGAACACAGCCAACGGTTACGCTGGTTTAGATGCATCAGGTAAGGTTTTTTCTAACCAGTTGCCAGCTTTGGCTATTTCTGAGACTTTCGTTGTTGCTTCACAGTCTGCAATGCTTGCTTTATCAGGTGCAGAGCAGGGAGATATTGCGGTAAGAACGGACGTAAACAAAACTTTCATTCTTAAGCAAAGCCCATATTCAACGCTTGCCAACTGGCAGGAACTTTTAACGCCAACGGATGCAGTAACAAGCGTTTTCGGGCGTGTTGGTGCGGTCGTGGCTAATAGTGGCGATTATACAACGGCACTTGTTCCTGATACAACAAACAAGAGGTATCAAACGGACGCTCAAGCGGCCCGAAATGATGCGACAAGTTCAATTCAAACGCAGTTGGATAGCAAACAGCCACTTATCACAAACAATATTACAGGAACTGGTGCAAATGGTCAATTATCATTTTTCAACGGTACAAATACGCTTGCGGGTGATTCTGCTTTGTATTGGAATAACACGACAAAAAGATTAAGTGTTAACGGTACGACAAACCCATCAACAATATTAGAAGTTAGGAGTGAAGGGCAAGACAATTTGTATCTAGCTAATTACAATAATTCATTTGGTGTAGGTGCTAACATTGTATCAAGAAGATACGGAGGAACTAAGGCGTTGCCAACAGCAACATTAAATACTTATGTTTTAACAGGATTATATGGTGGAGGTTATGACGGCACAACAGATGGAACATATACTGCGGCGATTAGATTTATTGCTGGTGAAGACTTTACAAGTAGTGGACAAGGAACTACAATATCTTTTGATACAACACCCCTTGGTTCAGTTGTTAGAACTGAAAAATTTAAAATTAATGGTAATGGTAGTATTCAGATAAACACAACACCAACCACGTCAACAACTGGTTATGATATTTTAACCCGTAACGCCTCAACTGGTTTAATTGAAAAGGCTTTAAACAGCGGTTTTCTACATACAACAGGTGATGAAACTTTTACAGGTTTAAAAACTGCAATCAACACAGGTTCTACAAGTAATGCAGGTATTGTTTTAACAAATAGTGCAACAGGTGGAACACAAGTATTAAATGTAACCAATACAGATAACGCTATAGGTGCAAGATTTACAACTGCATCGGGTAGTACAGGGATTGGAGCATATTTCAACAATCTTGGTACAAGTGTAGCCGAGGGTATTAGAGTACGTACAGCAGCGGGATTTGGTTTGCGTGTTGAGAATGACGATACTGGTACAGGAGTTTATTTAAACAGTAATACCGTTTCAACTGGTGACTTGCTTAAAATCGCAAAAAGCAATTCGGTTGTTGCTCGTATCGATTCGAACGGTATGTATAGAGCATCTAATACGGGTACAGGTTCAACGGTTGGTATCGATGTTTATAATGGTGGTAGTTCAGGTACGCAAGTTATTAATATTAACAATGCTTCAACTGGTGTAGGTCAAAGAATTACGAACAACTCAACAGGTACAGGTTTTGCAATAACTAATGTTTCAACTGGTGTTGCTCAGTACATAGCCAACGCAAGCAATGGTAATGCAATTGCACTGGATAATGCTGGAACTGGTGCGGGTATTGTTTTAAACAGTAATACTGGGTCGAATGGTGATTTAATTGCATTCAGAAAAAACTCAACGGGAACGCTAAGAGTTGATAGTGAGGGAATGATTAGAGCCACAAACAACGGAACAACTGCAACGAATGGTATAGACTTCACTAACAGCGGTTCAGCACCTCAAATTATCAACGTGATTAATAATAGTACGGGTGTTGGTCAAAGAGTAACAAACAACGGTACAGGTTCAGGGATTTTGCTTGCTAATACTTCAACAGGTTGGGGTACTTATATTTCAAATCAATCAACTGGTAATGCCTTTGGTGGTGATAACATTAGCGGTGGAACAATGATGTATTTCAACTCGATGAGTGGTTCAACTGGTGATTTATTGCAGTTCCGTAAAAACAGTGTTTTAACTACCAAGTTCGACCAAAACGGTTTGATGTCCTCAACAAATACAAGTTCGGCACAAACAGCTGGTATTTCATTAACAAATGCTGGTTCTAGTGGTTCGCAAGTTTTGATTACAAATAGCACAGGCGGTGGACGTGGTGCAGTATTCCAGTCAAATAACGGTAGTATAGCGGCAGCGGTTGAAAACTCAGGCGCAGGCTCAGGTTTTTATATAAGTAATATTTCAACTGGTCGAGGTGCAACTTTTGACAACGTTAGCACTGGTGCGCTTACTATTTTGAATTCTCAAACCGCATCAACTGGCGACTTATTGAGATTTACCAAAAATGGTGCTACAACAACATATTTTGACCAAAACGGTTTATTTAATGCTTCAAACACCACTACAACACAAACAACTGGTGCTTTATTAGTAAATAGTGCAACAGGTGCATCACAAGTATTAACGGTTAGCAATACCAGCGGTGGGCGTGGTATCTTATTGACCAACGGGTCAACAGGTACGGGGCTTGTTACGGCTAATAACGGTGCTGGAATAGGACTTTATGTAAATAATGTATCAACAGGTGTTGGTTATCAATCAGACAATCAAACTACAGGTGCGTTAATGTCTTTGAATAGTGTTTCATCTTCAACAGGTGATTTACTTACATTCAGAAAGAACAGCGTTTTAACTACCAAGTTCGACCAAAACGGTTTGATGACATCGACCAATACGGGAACTACTTTAAATACGGGTATTGCTTTAACAAACAACGGTACAACAGTTAACGGTCACTCTCTAAAAGTAACCAATACTTCAACTGGTGTTGGTACTTATATCGACAACCAAGCGGGCGGTAGTGGCGAGTATATCAATAATGCAGGTGCAGGAAACGGTTTAAACATTCAAAACACATCATCAGGTAGAGGTTTGTACGCAGTGACTTCAAACGCTTTTGGTATCGGTTTAGAATCAGAAGTTACAGGGGCTGGTATCGGTTATAATGCAATAAATCAATCGACTGGTACAGGTTACCAAGTAATCAACAACTCAACAGGTAAAGGATTTTTTGCTCAGTCGTCTAGTGCGTCAGGTGGAAACAATTTTGTTGCCAATGTTGCAACGGGTAGTATAGCAAGTAACTTTTTAGGTCAAAACAACGGTACTACAACATTTAGTGTTGACAGATTTGGTAACATCGTTGCAAGCACTTACTCAGGTAGTGCAACGCTTACAGGTACACCGACAGCACCGACAGCGGCGGCGGGTACATCAACAACGCAAATTGCAACAACTGCTTTCGTTGCCAATGCCAATGCAAACGTAATGACGGTATCGGGTGCGGTTCAAAACATCACAAGTGCTAAGAACTTCAATAACCCTAACTCGACATCAGCAACACTAAATACAAACGTTAGCGGAACTGGTACAGCGGGATTTGTTGCAACATCTAGCAACAACGGTATTGCGGCCTCTTTTGTCAACTTTACAACAAGCCGAAACGGTGATTTAGTTAACATTCAAAATCAGGGGTCATTTTCAAGTGGTGCTTTATTGGGGCTTACAAATAACGGTGGTTCAAACGATGCTGATTTAATCCAAGGTTACAATACAACAGGCGGTACTTTGTTTAAAGTTGCAAAGACTGGTATTGTAACAGGTAACGGTTTTGTTAAACAGGGTGGGGCATCAACCGAGTTTTTAATGGCTGACGGTTCAGTCAAAACGGACGCAAGACCATATAAATCTTACGTTGCTTTGTTGACCCAAACAGGAACTAGCGCACCAGTTGCAACCGTACTTGAAAACTCAATTGGTTCAATCGTTTGGACTAGAAGCGTTGCAGGAACTTATGATGCTACATTAACGGGTGCATTTACAGCGAATAAAACTGTTACGTTCCTTACAGACGGTAGTCCTTTAGGTTCAAGTTCAGCAGAACAATTGCACGCTTATTACACTAGTGCTAATGTTACAACTATAAATACAAGGCAAAACGGTACATCGGTTGATGGTCTGCTTACCAAAGCAACAGTAGAAATCAGAGTTTATCCATAAGACTAAATAAACAAAATTTAAAAGGGCAATTGGTTTACGATTGCCCTTTTTGATACTATAATATACTTAAGGTTGAAAGCACCGAATCACAAAAATTAATGATTAAAAAATTGAAAATACTATTACTATGCGTTGCGATAATCACAACGTTTTTAACACCTATTGCGGGCTTGCTTTGGTTGATGATGCTTTTTGTCTTGTTAGATACAAGTTTCGGCATATACGTTAGCATCAAATTAGAGGGCTTAAAATCCTTTAAATCTCATAAGTTATTCAACATCGTTGTAAAGCTTTTTTTCTACTTAATGACAATCATAATGTCATTCCTAGTAAACAAGTATTTGCTGAGCGAAACACTTTTCGGGATTAAGTTTCTAATTCCAAAAATCGTAACAGCGTTATGGACTTATATTGAAATCAAATCGATTGATGAAAGCAGTATGAAGCTAGGCAATAAATCGGTTTGGGTGTTATTAAAAGAAATGATTGACAGGTTAAAAGGGATTAAATCGGACTTGAACGAATTGATTGACGAAAAGAAAGAAAAATAAACTCGATGCGTACATCGGGATAACTCAAAATATTTCTACGATATGCGAGTTTTTCAAACATTGCACCAAATGGAAGCAGATATTTACCGCTGGTCAGCACAAAAGATTAAAGCAACATTCAACTATAGAGAATTTAATAAAAGCCTTAAGAATCACCCGTACAGCTTTGGCTTGTGCCTAAATCTTGAAAGGCTTAAAATTGAGTTCCTGGCAACTGAGGACTATGAATATTTATATGGTATTCGAGACTATTTAAAAAGATTTGAATAAAAGAAAAGAGGTCAATGCGACCTCTTTTTTATTGATACTTATATGTTGATAACTAATATTCTTTTTAATTAAGGTAGCTTTTTTGTATGGAAAAATTTGACTAATTTTATCCCCGATAATTTATTAAATCAAAAATAGCCCATTCTTACATTATGTAAGTGGGCTTTGTATGTTCTTATTTTTAATTTAAACCTTTGTGTTATGAAAAAAGATTTAAACTATGCCACTTGGGGCAGCTCCGAGAAGCGAGTAATAACTTTCTTAATACACGATTATGGGTAAAAAGAAAAAAACGATGTTTTGGTCACATCAACAAATTATGTCCTGCCTCCAAGCTTTGACTGATTTGTTGTTTGTTCTGTACCTTTTGACACATCATTAGAAGCAAATTCCTAACCTACGGGTTAGGTTTTTTTTAACTAAACATTGTTAAGTTACGGAAACCCGTAAATCAATACTACAAATAGTAATAGTAAAAAATCTTACTTTAAACTTCTGTTTGCAAATATACAACAAAAGTATAATACAAAAGTATAATAGATATACAAAAAGTATATTTAATAATAAAGATAATAAACGAAATAATAGTGCAAATAGTTATAGACGTACTAAAGGTAATAAATGTAAGACCAGTAATAGCAGTAGAAAAGGTGTAAATATAGCAAAGCTAAAGATGTAGATTGTTAATATAAGAAATAAGTCAAAGATGTAACAATTAATAAAACTATTAGAATTTTAATTGCTATAATTTCAAACTTTATTTCTCTTTCAAATTCATTAAAGTTATCCCTAAATTCTCTTTTTGCATCGAAATATTTTTCTTCTAGTGATTTTGTCATTTTAATTTATTTGAAGTTTTGTGCAATTTAATATGTAATTGTTTACTAATATTACGGAAATCCGTAATTGACTATTATTTAAAACCTAGAATTTATTGATGTCTTATATTTTGTTATTAATTAGAACATTTTATTTTTTACAATTGTTTCAAACTGTACTAATTTTGTTTTTCTAAATTTTGGTATTATGGAAAATGAAGTACAAAAAGCAATTTCAGTAGATGAACATATACTGAATGCATCGGGATTGGTAAAGGATAAAAGAGGTTACAACGCAATGCTTAACCTGCTACAAAATGGATTGTTGATGTATGAAAGATTAGGTGTTGAAGACACGGGCGAATTTATTAAGGTGCTCGACCATATCGGTCTTGAATGGCGCTTTTTTGACGGTGGCATCGAATTAGTAGAAAATGCAAAAACAAAGTACTATATAAGGGAAATACATAACAAGCAACCACCGCACAAACCTTTGTCAAAGCTTAGAACTTATGTTGAGGGTGAAGGTTGGCTTAGGACACGCAACTCAGATTTTTTAAATGAAAAAGGCTAACCTGTAGGTTAGCCTTATTTTTATATTACATTACAAACCAATTGTCAGATTTTTTAATTAACATCTTCATATCAAGCTCAATTTTTAAAAGTGCTTCATTCTGCTTTGAGAGTGAATCTAAGTGCGACAACAATCTTGTTTTAGACATTTTTTCACTTTTAATGTAATTATATCTTTCATCGGATAATTTACGATTATATTCTTCGGTCATTAGTTCGTAATAGTTGCCTAATGTTACATCACTGTCAGGGAATGCGATTCTATTTGAAGCATTATAATCAATGATATACTTATGTAGCATTTCTTGTGTACTTTTTGAAAGTATTTGATTTTGTTTAAACAAATAAAGAAGATGCTCTTTTTCTTCTTTTGTACTCTCACTCATATAGTGGATTTTAAAAGCAACGAAAGTTCCAACAACGAGTGGAATAAAAAAATACCAAAACTCTCTAGTTTCTAAAATGTCCATTATAAAAATTTAAAATTAATTTATAAAAGTACTTGTATTTATATGATAATCAAAAATAAAATTATCAACAGAAAAGTGTTAATTTTGTTATAAAGCTAGAAAACATATGTGTTATTACGTTGACCAGAAATCGAGCCGTAGAGACGTAAAGATACGTTTCAACATCGCCGTAAATAATAATGGTGATTTTTACGAGGGCGTATTTGTAAATGGTTTTGAACATCCAAACTTGCCAATAATTACGAACGACAACCCAGCAGAAATAACAACAAACTCTTACTGGGGTCTTGTTCCTTTTTGGGCTAAAAATATGGAGTTCAGAGACAAGACGCTTAACGCACGTATTGAAACAATTGGTACTACAGCATCATATAAAAATATTTTGAGTAATCGCTGTTTGATAATTGCAACATCCTACTATGAGTGGCGATGGCTAGACCCAAAAGGAAAACAAAAAGAAAAGTATCAAATCTTTTCGCAGAATGACGAAATTTTTTGCTTTGCTGGATTGTATGACAGCTGGGTTAATCCTGCAAATGGTGAGGTCATAAAATCGTTTACAATGGTAACTACGCAAGCAAATGAAACTATGAAGTTTGTTCACAATAACAGGGAACGAATGCCTATTGTTTTAAATAGGGAAGACGAACAAAAATATTTAGACCCGTCAACCGATATTGCTAAATTTGCATATCCTTACGAATCAAAAATTGTTGCATTTCAAACCAAATAATAAAGTTATGGATTATTACAACGGAAAAACGAACGATGATTTTATTGCTTATTATTTAGAAGTGATGAACTGCAGAAAAGAATTAATCAACTATACTTACCTGTACGAGTTTACAGAGCCTGACGATGCTATAATTGAACATTTTCAAAGATGCAGAAGTGTATTAGCACGATACATAGAGACTGAAATAAGTACGGGTTCATATGAGCAAGGTTTGAACGTTGACAACAATAAACTTAATGACTTAGCAAAAGTGAAATTAGATGAAATTTCACCGTTAATAATGCCGTATGAGGAAAAATACTATGATGAGGTTAAAGTAATCCAAATTGATTTTAACCCAGTTTCTAATTTGGATGATGTTCAAGATTTAGAATAACATCTTTGCCGTCCGTTGTCATATCATAGATAGTTGAATTGGCAAGCAGTTTCAAAATGAAATCATCAATTTCAATTTCGGTCATCGCATCGTAATCGATAGGGTCAGGTGTGTCAAAGAAAATTTCAATGTATGTAATTTCTCGGCTCACTTCTCGCATATCATCATCGATAAAATCCGCTTGGTTGTCAATCTCAACACCGAAATATTCAACCATTGCGTCACCAGTATTAATCAAATGAGTGACGAAATCTAAAGACAAGTCGTTTGTTGCCGTCTTGGTTGTGGTCAATATTAAAGTATGGTCGTACATAATTGAGACATTGCTATATCAAAATTAAATAAAAAAAGGCTAACTTTTTACGGTTAGCCTTCTTTAATTTAATACCCTTTTTTGCTTGTTATTTTGTTGCGCTATATTGTCTTATTAATTCCACGCCCAAATCAAAGTTTATATTATCCTTGTTCCAATGTCCTTCATCGCCGTAACCATTTAAATATTGGTCAACATACAATGTGTTATCAAACACGAGAGCTTCAACAATAATACGCTCATTTTCTTTGTATTGGTAGGCTTTGCCGAAAACCGTATCATAAGTAAGAACTTTGCTATCTGTTCCGTCTATTGTGAAAACTTCGGGTTTTTGTTCATCCTTACGAATAAGTTTGTCAAACTCAATTAAGTTGTCGAAATCTTCATTAAACTCAATTTTATTTGCTCTTATCTTTTCAATAATTTCTTTTTCGTCTTCATTGCATAATTCAATAGATTGAATTTGGTTAACTGCTTGGTCGTTTTCGCTTTCAATTATACCTATGTAATTTTCATTTGCTGGCACGTTTGCCCATTTGTTGGCAATGTTTGTTTTTACGGTTGCTTTTTCGTCAGCATTCAAACCCCAGTAATTTTTTAGCATATTGATTTTGTACCAATTTTTATTAATTCTTGCTATATAAGTGCAAGGGTTGCCGTAGTAATTAATAATAAAATTGCCTTTTTCATCGATTGCTGAATATATGGCATCGCCAACTTTGTAGACTAAATTTTGTGCGATTGTTTCCTCTTTGCTTAGTATTCTTTTTAATGTACTCATTTTGTTTTTGGTTTTTGATTCGTTGAATATTTCTTTTAAAATCCTAAATAAATTTATTTATAACGATTAACTTTTTTAATTAATCATTAAATGATTTTTGATAATGCAAAGATATAAAAAACAATTCATATATAAAAATTTTTAATTAAGTTTTTTGAAAAATCAGTTAATTTAATCAGTTAAAAACCAAATAAATTTATTTGGTTTTAATTAAGTAGTTTAAGGTGTTGATGTTCAGGTGTTTAATTGGTTAAGTTAATTTAAGCTTACCAATCTCTTTGAATAGGGCGGTACGTTCATCAATTCCGATAAGACCCCCGTTGATTTTCTTGGTCACACGTTGAATGCTCAAATCGGTATCATCGTTAATCACTGAATTGATTTTATTGCTTTTCCAATACCATAACGCACTGATTAACGCATTTGCTTCACTCAAAAGTAAATCAGGTTCACTAAGTATATTATCGTTGTTTAAATGGTCTGCAAATTGCTTATAGTTGTCTTTACCCGTTAACTGGATAAATCCACGACCACGATAACGCCAGCCGTCACCGCTGGCAACGTCACCGTTGCCCATTCGGTCAGCATATACGATGTTGGCGATTTGCTCAGGCTTGCGTGCAACCTTGTTGGCATCATCCAAGGATTTGAAGTATTTCTTAAAGATTGATGTTAACGCCTTGGCTGAGTAGTTGAGGTTTTCAGCACGTGGGATTAGCTTCGATTCGTGGTAAAGCTGGCTAAAGAAATGTACACGCTTCAACTGCGTATCGATTCCGTACTCGTTGAGCTTGGTATTGTATTTTGTGTTAAAGGTTTGTATTAATTCATTCATTAAGGTTTAAGAGGTTAATAGCGTCGTTATTGTGCAATTTAATTGCGGGCTTGTTTTCGGTATCTGCTTTGGGGTCGGCAGAGTTGGCAGGCAGTCCGTGCGGTGAAAACTCGACATCGAACAAGTGCGTAATATCCCAAATGCGGGGCACGTTGGGTTTGTCGTAGTAAAACATAATGTAATGCACATATATCTTTTCATTTGGGTACAAAGCTTGCATTTGTCTTTTAAGGTCTTGCAATGCCTCGTATTTCTTTTGTTCGAGAATCCAATCGTTGAACTGATTGTATCGATAACTCGGTCGGTGCTTTATCTCACCGATAACGTAGTCCTGAGTTGAACCTGTCTTATAAGCCACGTCGTAGCTGGCTTTTTTCTGTACAGAGAATCTGTTAATGTTCCAATCGTTAAGCCCATTGGTGAAGCTTCGGAACTGCTCACGCCCTAAGCGTTCGTTCCTTTCGAAAAATGTTTCATTCATATTGATTAGTTATTATACTAATAAATATATCGCATAATCCAAAAAACTAAAGAATTAGTTAAGTATTTGTATAATTAAATAATATAACATACATTTGCGCTTATTAATCAATTAAATCAATGCTATGTTTTTTAAATTCAATGGCGAGATTATAGAAGCCACAAGTCCAAAACCTGCTAAGACGGCGAGAAAGGATGATGATAAAGGTTTGTACACATTATCAACAAAGAATGCGCTTAAGCTATCTAACCACGTGCTGGAACAGTTAAAGGTTAAGGTAGGTGATAAGATAGCGTATGAGAAATATAACGATGTTGTTTTCATATTCAAAGCAACCACCGACGACCAAGGAGGCGCACCACTTACAAAGCTTGGTTCAAACAAAAGCTTTGTGCGTCTGAATTACTCAACGCTTTGGAACGAACTCAAAGGAGACGAGCAGAGCGTTAACAAATACGAACTTGGCGAACCAGTGCCGATAACTGACAAGAAAGGAAAAGAAACGGGCGCATTTGCCTTTACGGTTGTATTCGTTGAGAATACGCCAAAGCAGGTTGCGACACCCAAGACGGGAAAAGGTAAAGGAACGGTTAAGCGCACTAGGCGTGTGCAGGCTGACACCATACCAGCAAACGGTACACTCAACTTCGAATTTCCATTTAAGAAAGCAAACTAGTATAAAGCCCGTCACTCGACGGGTTTTTTTATATAACTCAATTGAGTTATGTGTTGACTAATTTATATAACTTAATTGAGTTAGGTATTGATTGATTTATATAACTTAATTAAGTTATATCTTAATTGTTAAAATTAACTAATTGTTTTGATTGTTCGATTATTTGTTATATGTTTGCAAAGTCAAATTGAAAGACATACCAATTATAAAATTTAACCTTAAACAAATAACATTATGAATTTTCCAGAATCTTTTTCAATCAGTGTAGTAGTACCAACAGTAAACGGTGACTTAGCAAAAGTTTTAACAGTAAGCCAAAAAACACTTGCTAAAATCAATTACGCTAATGATTACAATAACGACAGTAAAAAACACGGTTCAGACCGAACAATCTTTGCTTTGTATCAGCAAGCTGATAGTATTACTGGTGCGCCTCTTAAAAAAGGTTTCGGTGGTGCATTGACCAAAAAGCAGTTTGAGCAAATCCTTTTAGATGATTACAATAGCAAATTAGAGTTATCAGATGTTAATGGGACTTACGAGCCTTATAACGACGTGTTAACACCATTCATAAGTAGAAGATTAATTGAAACGGCAATCAACGAACTTGAGCAGTACGATGAAAGCACAGACGCAACCGACCCTAATGACAAAAGTTATTTATTGAATGAAACTCAATTCAGCGAGTTTAAATTTAGACAATTGTTTTTCGATAAGTTGAATTCAAAATTCACAGATTGGGAACAAAGATATATTTGGGAGTGGCTTAAAATTGACGGTTATTTTGAAAATGAAAAAATAAACGTTGAAGACTTTGGCGATATGGTGACGACCCTAAAAAAATCATTAGAAACTATTGAAACAGCAGAAGAAGAAATTTTAGGAAAAAAGTAAAACCTTAAAGATATAAAACAATAAACCCCGACTTAACTTTATGCTTAGTCGGGGTTTTTTATTGTTGGTCTTCTTGGTCCACATTATCGCAGTCCTCAAAGAATCCTTTCATTGCTTCAACAAATTGCTTTTTCTTTTGTTCGTGCTTATCAATCTCGTTGAGGATTTGATTTAGTAATTTATCCTCAGGTGTTTCTTGTTCCATCTTATGCGTGGCTTTTTTGTATTTCCGTTATTAGCTGGTCAAACGACATCTTAAATTCATTCTTAGATATCAACTGACCCTTTATTATTTTGCTTTCAAATAGCGCACCGTTTGCGCTATGTGTGTACGTGTAGAGCAGACCGTCAGCGTACAGCATCCTTATTGTGTTCTTTTGGTATTTAATCCTGATACCAGTTGCGTATGGGTTCTTGACATACGTTAGCAGTCCTTTGCGGTTGAACCGTTTTGTTATTATGAGCTTGCCGTTGAAGTATTCCTTAAGTTCCTTTATCGTGAAAATTTCATCATCGTAATACTTGGCTGTTAATTTCGTCATTCATTATCTTATTCTTTTCGTTATGCTAGTCGTTGTAACCTTGGACTGGTTTTCTAAAAGTGTTCTTGCCTTTCAGTATCTCGGTGCTTAGTTGTTGCTCGGTTGCAAAAGGATTGTTCTTTAACCAATCCTTAGCCCTTAGCTTAAGGCTTGCCGTATCTTTCATTGAAAGCCCGTTACTTTTCAAATCGACCATTCTATCAACGTCCTGCGCTGTTAGTTCTTTCGGCTCGGTGTAGAACTTGGATATTGATTTTTTGATGGTGGTTTCGGTAAAGGCTTTGATGGTATCGACCTTGCCCGAATCAATCGCCTCTTTTGTGGTCTTGATGTATTCCACAAATAACGGGTCGGGCATCGTAGGGAAGTGAGCATTTACCACTTTAAGTATTAGCTGTTTGACCGCTTCAAAATCAATCGTTGAAGCTGGTTTGTCTTTCGGCTCAATTTGTGGCTCTTTCGGTTGTTCCGCTACTGGCTCAACCTTTGGCTTGTCTTCTTTCGGTTCGCTGGATAGGTTGCCGTATTCGCTTATGACGTATTCCCAAACATTGAAGCGGTCATCTATCTGCTTTTGTTTCATATAGCCAGCTTGTACCAATCGTTTGACCGCTCGGCTTATCTTGTCACGTTCACAGGCGAAACGCTTAGCGTATGTTGTGATGTTGAAATTGAAGTCGTCAGCATCAGAAAGGATGCTAAGGAGCAGGATTTTATCAAAGTCTTTGAGGTCTTTGTTGTGCAGTATGTATTTTGAAACTATTAAATATGTTCCGTCGGCTTTATTGTTGATGCGAATTGCTTTCTTGTTGCTTTTTTGCATTGTCTTTGGTTTTATCTGAGTGTTATAGTAGTCTTAACCTAGACTCAGAGCTGGGAGGTTTTCGAACACCTTGACCCCAGCACTAGGGCTTTGTTGAAGTGGTTTGCTCCACTGATTGTATATTAATTAGTATATCGAAACTACCCGAAAAAGTCAACCAATATCAAAAAATACTGGTTGGTACTGGTAGGTAAAAATACAATGCGGTAAATATACCTCATTGCAAAGGTACTAACTAAATTTGATGGATGCAACACTATGCGGTAAAAATACCTCATTGCAACAAACCCAGTAAAATCAACAATGAGGTATATTTGCAGTATTGCAAAAATACCGCACTTAACTATAAATAGTTATTGCGTGGTAACTAGACGCAATGATAACTATTAAGATGATAAGATTTGCTTTATGTGGTCTAGTGACCACAACGCAAACCATCAGATAAGGAAAAGATGCACTTCAACGATAAGTAAACCACTCAACGCAATTAGAATAGATTTAAGACCATATCAACGCAAAAGTATATCAATATACCACTCAACGCAAAAGGATAGCTTATGCGCAAAGAAATGAAGCTAAACAGTTAAGTGTTTACTTCAACGCAAAGCAAAGTATTATTTATCATAAAAGTAAATATGATAAATCAATACAATGTGTTAAGCCTGTTCGACGGTATGAGTTGCGGACAGCTGGCACTGCACAAAGCAGGTCTAACAGACTTCAACTACCTAGCAAGCGAAATCGACAAGTTCGCAATCCAGATAACACAATCCAACTACCCAAACACAGTACAGCTGGGCGATGTCCATAACATCAGCGCAAAGGACTTACCCCGCATTAACTTACTACTTGGTGGCTCACCTTGCCAAAATCTGAGCCAAACCACCATCAACAACATAAAGCACAACCAAGGACTGCAGGGCGACAAGTCCAAGCTGTTCTATGAGTTTTTGCGCATCCTGAGCGAAACCAAGCCTGAGCACTTCTTATTTGAGAACGTGGCAAGTATGACCAACGCAAACAGGGATTTGATAAGCCACGCACTGGAATGTGACCCGATACGCATCAACAGCAACCTAGTAAGCGCACAAGACCGTGACCGCTACTATTGGACTAACATAGAGGTTGCGGCCCCGCCAGCAGACCAAGGTATCATACTCAACGATATAATAGAGGAAAACCCAGCATCTAAGTATTGGTATGCTCAAACGTTCGACTATCTAGGAGACAACGAAAAGGTGCAAGCATCATTACATATCCACGGGCACGACATACTTAAGAGAGTGTACAATCTCAACGGCAAGGTAGGTACGCTAACCTGTTTGAAAGGTGGAAACCATCAAAAAAAGGTGTTCCAAAACGGAACACCAAGAAAATTGACACCGTTGGAGTATGAGAGATTGCAGAACGTGCCTGACGGTTACACGTTAGGTGTTTCTGATACTCAACGTTATAATATGCTTGGGAATGGGTGGACTATTGATGTTATAGCACATATTTTGCAGGGGTTAGCAAAATAGTAAAAGCAAAAGTTGCATATCTCAGACGAAATACGTACCTTTGTGTTATGATAAATCCAAGATTGACTTATGTATGCTTCTTGGTCAAGACAAAGATATATAACTTAATTGAGTTGGCAATGAGAAAAACCAAATAAATTTATATAGAATCGAAATTTTAACATTTTAAATAAAATAATATGAAGTAAACAAGCAAACGAGATGGTAGAAAGTGAAATCAACAAGGAATTAACCGAGTTGTTCGAACTGTTCGAAAAGAGCAGGGCGCAACAGAAAGGTTAACACCGCACAGACTATCAACTAAAACACATTTTTTAGGCACACACTAGCCGACTAACCTATTAATAATTTAAAATCAAAGTATGAAAACAACAATTAGCCTAACGGCAGACGAAAGCAATTATATAAAGAAATTGCTCGAAATGGATTTAGAAAGCGCAAACGGACAAATCGAAGACGCAAAAAGCGAAAACGAGAAAGCAGATAAATTTGACTTGGATAGGGTCAAAATGTCAAAAGCAGTAATTAAGAAGATACAAGTTGAAGATGAAAAGATGTATCAAAAAATTCTGAAATTAGCGAGAACAACAGTAAATTAACAAAATAGCCGTTTTTAATGCCATTTTAAGCGGTTTTGAACCAGTTCCCACAACACGCAACAACAAAAAACAACATCAACGCATAAAATTTCATTTACTTTTTCCACTTCATCAGCATATTTAATTAAAAAAACAATTAGATATGACAAAAGAACAAATCAAAGAACTTGAAAGCCTAAGCAAAGAATCGCTTATCTTCAACCTAGTAAGCACCAACGCACAACTGCAAGCCGTATTAGCATTTGCAGAATACCAAGCGGAACAGCTAACAAAGCAAAACGAGCCAATCCAAGCTTATCCAAAGGTAAACGTTGTCGATGTAACAGAATCACCACAAGCTGAAAACGACCAAGAAACGGAATAAGTGAACGATTTAATACTTCAATATCGAGACCACGAACCCAGCAGGAAAATGGACACAATATTTATGCTGGAAATTGCCGAGGTGTTCGCCTTGGAGCTAAGCCAATTGCCACAAAAAATAAAAGATGAACACCAGCACTACCAGCAGGTTGAAATTATCCAACTGGATAAGCAAAGCCCGTTTTTGATGCATTACAAAAGGAATTATGACTTAATTTGTTACAATTCGGAACAGAGGTAAATACCTAAAGGGTTTAAAAATGAGTAACTTTGGAACAGCTTAATATTAAATCATACGCTATGGTACAAGACCCAAGAATGCAGAAATTGCTTTTAAAATTAAACGCAAAATCTGAGGTTCAAGCGATACCCGTACAAATTGAATCATACTCACAACCATTTAGTTGTTATCGAAATGTTGGGCAAAAGTTACAAATTGATGGTGGTAAAATTCACTATGGTTGGCATATACATTTGCAAGATTTTATTTTTGAGGCTGAGCACCACGCAGTTTGGGAAAATGAAAAGGGTGAATTAATTTGCATTACACCAAATCAACACAATAAAAGTGAAATAATTTTTGTTTCAGATAATGAAAAAGTGTTTAATGGTACAAGCTTTGGAAATGTTAGGATTAATGCAACAGATAATGATTTAATCGATGATTTCATTCTGATTAGTGAGGCAATCGATGAATTAGAATCTTTTAGTGTTAGAGTGGATGATACTACGGTTAACATTAAAAAGCCAATTGGTCAAATACTGCAATTTTATCGTCAATGGCAGAGTGAATATTATACTTATTATCATTACGGTAAAGATTCGAGTATGTTGTGTCATTGTTATAGTGGCAAAACCTACTTTGATTGTCACAAAAAGCGTCTTAAAGACGATATAGCGGGACATATAGAAATAGCGAGAAGGTATTTTTACGAGTAATTTTGAACCTTTTTTTTCTTCACCCAAAATAAAACTATTTAAGTGTCTAAATAACAATAAGATACATACATCAACGAATAATGCATTAATTAATAAACCCTTATAAACACTGGGCTTTGTTAATTTTCTTGTAAATATTGTATTCAGGTTAGGGAGTACCCAAAGCACACTATGGGAAGCCCAGCAAATGCATTGAATTAAGATAATAGAATAAGATAAAAATGTAATCAATTTGGGGTTTACCCATACGTGATATAGAATTTATTTATACCTTTGTATAAGATAAACAGTTAAGATATGATAGCCAAGTATATAAGAATAAGCGATAAGAGCCAAAATGTAGATAGGCAGTTAAACAATACCGACCGCCTTTACATAGATGTTATAAGCGGTAAAACAAAGTTCCTAGAGCGGCCCCAAGCTAAACAGTTGGTAAGGGATATAATGGCGGGACTTATCAAACAGGTGACGGTGCAAGAGGTCAGCAGGCTAGGGCGCAATCTCATTGATGTATTGCAGACCCTCGAATATATGCACGAAATGGGTGTTACTATCTATGTGCATAACATCGGTATGTACTCGCTTATAGATGGCAAAGAAAACCCAGCCTTTCGTATGGTTGTTACAATCCTTGCCAATATAAGCCAAACAGAATTGGAAACACTGCGTGAGCGTCAGGCTGAGGGCGTGCGTAAGGCTCAGGAAAAAGGAATATACAAAGGCAGGTTAAAGGGTACAGCAATGACCAGTGAGGAACGTTGCGGGGCGCATCCTGATATTGTCAAACAATTCAACAGGAACAAGCGCAAGGGCAACACCAACCCGATAAGCTTAAGAGACATTGCTAAGATAACAGGTACTAACCTTAGTACAGTTCAACGAGTTAAGAAAGCTTACGATGCGTTAGGCGGTAAGGTTAAGCCAATCTATACACCTGTTAGAGATATATTCGCTACATCTAACAAGCCAATCTATAACAATTAACATCAACCATCAAATTAATATTTTAAGCCCTTAGCGGGGCTTATTTTGTTTTGGTCAAATTTAGGTGTTTTTGGGGTTTTGGAACACAGACATACATCATTCCCGCCAAGCTACCAAAAAACGTTTTGTTTCCGTATCGCAAGAAAAAGATAACCCCCAGCACATAAGCACTGAGGGTCACCAACTAAAAACACCCACCACTTAAAGCGGGGTTTCACACAGGACAAAGATAGTACGATATTTGACACTGGCAAATAAAAAACCCCATCACAACGGCAACGGGGTTTTTTGAATAATAATAACGTAATCTAAAATGATGAAAAAACAAATTTCTCGTTGGAGAATAATAAGTCTAAATCAAATATAATATAATGACATTTTTTGTCAAGTCTTTAATTTGAAATATTATATTAATTTTACATTTCAAAACTTGCGGAAAAGTATGTCAGAAAAAAAAGGTTTAATAAATGAATTAATAAGGGAATCGTATAAGCCTGACTTCTTGTATAGAAATGGAGCGTATGAGAGAGAACAAAAAGTTAGAGAAATTTATACAGATTTCGTTTTAAATTTTTTAATGCAACACAGAAGCGGAAAGGGTAAGATTGATAACCTAGTCCTACGAAAGAATAGTATTCCCGATAATGTTTTTAACTTTTTCAGCAAAGAGTATTCAATTGAAATTGGCTATGTTGATGTAATAAAAAGAACAGACAAATACTATATTTTAAAAATAAATGAACGTGGTAAATCTAGGTATCATTTGACAAGTGTAAAATATAAAATAAAAGTTCCTACGGATTTTACAAGGCTGGGAATATTCTTAATTAAGGTTCTAAAAATTGTATCTAAATTTCTTTTTGATATACTACCAAAAGCAATTAAAAAATTCTTAGATAGTGCAATAGTCAAACTAATCCTATTCTTAATACCGCTTATAACCTTAGCGTTGAAATGGGATGAAATAATAAAATTCATACATAGGATAACAAAATAAAAAAAAGCCCCTACTAAGGGGCTTTGTTGTATATTCCAGTTTCCAAGGCGGTTTCGAGCTTTTTTATATGGTCTCTATATTCTTGTATCGCTTCGGGGTCTTGGTCTTTTTCATCGAGCTTTAACTCATTTTCTAGGACTGCTATTGTCTCGGCTAGTGCGGTCTCGATTCTCTTTTTAATTTCGGGTGTTACAGGAATGTTTGTCATTTGTGTGTGAGTGTTTTAGTTATGCCCCTTGCGGGGCGGGTTAATTGATTATGCTTTGATTGTAAAAGGTTTATCCCAATCGCCAACCTTAAGAGTGATGTAATGCCCTACGTCGTGGTAGTCCGTCATTAAGTCGCTATTGTTGTAGTTGTTTTGGTTTAGGACGCTGGCAACTTTCTTAAGCACTTCTTGGATTGCTGGGAAATCCTTATAGTGGGAATCTAGCCAAAAGTGGTTGACGCTTTCGTATTCCTTGCTTGCGTCTTGTCTTAGTTCTACTGGTGCTTGCAGTATGCAACATCTTACGCTCGAATAGTGTTCACGTGTTACTGAAAATTTCCAGCCTTGTTTTAAAGGAAACAATTCTTTCAATTGGTTTCTCATTTCTTTAACTGATTCTGTAGTGATGTAAGCCATTGTGTGTGTGTTTTAGTTGATTACTTATTTAACTTGTACAAATATACAATAACTTAATTGATATATCCAAATCTTATTTAATAAATTAATTAATTATATTAACTGATTGTATTAACTTATTTATTCAGTGCAATAAAAAACCCTGCAAATGCAGGGTTTAACAGGTGTTTATCTATGGTATTCTAATTTTAATTTATTTTCGGTTACGTGTTTCCAATCTGTAACGTTTAAATAGGTTTCTTTGTCGGGTTCTTTCGCATCAACTATTAGAAATGTTTGGTAACTGTAGTAATCGTTGGCTCTATATTCCCGTTTGCGCAGGACAATAACGAGGCTGTTAGGTACTTCAATATCGCCCACGTGGAACTTGACGGTACACTTAACAAGGTTGGGGCTTAAGCCGATTACTTCAACGCTTCTTATTATGCTTTTGAAGATTGACTTAAGTTTGTTTCTATCATTCTTTGCATCAATAAGTATTTGCGTGTTCGTGGCTGGCTTATCCAAATCAACAAGTGTCTTCTTGTTTGATTTGAGTTGCTTCTTTTGGTTTTCAATCTGATTGCTTATGTTGGCTTTCTCGCTCTTAAATTCCTTAAGCTTGTTCTCGTAAATATCTTGCGGTACTTTTTCGTCATAGTAATCGTTGATAAGCCTGCTTAAACGATTCTCGTATTTGACGAAATCCTTTTCAAGTACTGGCAAACTCATTTCAATAAGTTCAATCTTGCGTGCTACGTCTTCTTTGATTTTCTCGGTATCGCCAAGATACTTAAGCATTGCAGGTGTTTTGCAAAATATGTCGTATATGGCAGAATCCAAGATGTTGATATTTATACCAGTGTTACCGCAAGATTTGAACGGTGCAATAAGTCGGGTAGTACATAAGTACAAAGCGGTTTCTTCGCTGACCCTATGGGAGAAGTTGCGCCCGCAACATCCGCATTTCATAAGGTACTGCAAAAGGATTACGTTCTTTGTGTGCAGGTTTCGCCCGTTTCCTTTCTTGCCGAGGCGTATTGCTTTGCACTGCTCGAACAAATCCACATCAACGATTGCAAGCTCAGGGCTTGCGAACTGTTCCGTTGCTTCGCCAGTTACATATTTCTTAAACGACCTTATACCAATATACAATTCATTTTCTAAAATCCTTTTGATTTGGGTTGCGTCCCATTCGATGCCCTGCAATTTTCCCATACTTTCGGACTTGGTAGGTATGTTGTTTTCGTTGAGCTTGGTAGCGATTTGATACATACTAAGTCCGTCTTTGTAGTCTTCGAAAACCTCACGCACAATAACAGCCTCGGTTTCATCAACAACCATCATCTTGTCAACGCTTGCATATCCGTAAGGTTTGTATGTACCGCCAGCGGCCCCGCCTCTAAGTATATTGTTGCGACGACCTGACGCACTGCGGGTCTTAAATTGGTCTGCCTCTATATCGGCAAATTCCATCATCAACTGAAAAGCGGCCAATTGGATTTTATTTATTTTTTTGTCAGCGGTAAGAAAGTGCGTGCCACCGTTGGAACTGGTGACGCAAATATCGATTTTGTTTTCTAGGAGTTCGTTAACCAGTACACGGGTTTCGGTGGGATTACGTCCGAGCCTCGACAGCTCGGTTACGTAGATGCAGGAATAATAAGTTAAGTCGTTTCTGAACTTGCTTATAAGCGCATCGAGTTGCGGTCTTTTCTTGCCTTGCTTGTAGCCTGATATTTTTTCGTTGAATATCTCGATGTTAACATTTCCCTCACCGTATTGACGGTTGATGTAGCGGGTTATATCTGCTACCTGCCTATCGTATGACTGTTCAAGTGTACTAACACGTACATATATTCCTACATTTTCCAT